GGTCTAAAAAATACTTTGAACAACAAAAGTATCAAAGGAAAATTACAAACTATACTTGATTTAATTACTTAATTACCCTGCACTTATCTTTACAGTGCCGTTGTCGTTCCACAACTGTCCGTTATTTTTTGGATCTTTTGTTGGCAAGTCTGAAGCCATTACTTTGCCTTTGTTGTTTATCATTAGTGTGCCGTTGTCGTCGGGTAGATCTATGTTTCTTTTTGTAGTGGATGTGCCTGACACAAAAGTTTTTTTGCCGTCTTCTGTTTGCCATACAAATGGAACATCACGGTGTGCGTAGATGGCATTGTTGGCGACTGTCAATAAAGGTTTGTGTTGGCCGTCTTTTCTGCCGATTATCTGAATCACGCTTTGGTCCTGACCTTTCCTGTTGTCTTTAATGCTACCTTTTATTGAACCTATTCTGATCTCTTCGCCTGCGTCGTTTTGGCCTTTGAACTCGAGGAAGGTGTCTGCATTGATTGTGATATTTTTTCCTACTTTAAACATATATGGGTATTTATTGTTGTAGCCAAAAAAAAAGGCGACTCGAAAGCCGCCTTTTTGTTCTACTAAAAAGTATGAATATTTATTAGTTGTTAGTTCTCACTGCACAATTTACCAATTTGATGCCTGTATCGCTAGAACTTTCTAATGCTCTACCAATTACATGGAATGGTGAAATTGATTCGCCTGTAGCGGCCGCTCTTGCACAACCTTTTACTGATGAACTGACTAATCTTTGACCTTTAGTCACTGCACCTGTTACTCTGACTGGAGTTCTTCCTGTCATTGCAACAAAAGGATGTGAATCACTGTTACCTGCCGCGGCATTCATGGCATAAGCTGGTTGGCTAGAAATTACACCAAATACTTGATCAGATAATTCTGATGTTGTTTCAGTTATCTCTGCGTCACCGCCTACCATTACTACTGCACCTTCTGACATAGGAGCGTCTGCTTCGAAACGCTCCGCAACGTCCGCGTACTGTGCTGAAGTTGCTAGGGCGTGTACTACATTACACCTTACATCGACCAAGTTAACCTCTGATGCTGTAATATCTGATGGGTTTTCATTCTGTGTACCCCTTGCCGCTCTCAAGGCAGTAAAGGCACCACCCGCGTTACCGTGGATTGTTGTACCGTCATCTACAAAGCCTTCGTCCCATACCCAGAAAAGATCTTGTTCTGTGGTACTTGATGTTACACCTCTGTTGATAACCAGTCCGGAGTAAGTTGGCATACCAGAAGCGGCAGATACCGTTCTGTTACACTCAATAAAGTTATCCTCAACTGATAGTGTTGTCGTGTTAATGATTGTGTTAGTACCTTCAACAGTCAAGTTTCCGTTTACTTTCAAATCATTAGTGATCACTGTCTGTCCTGTAGCTGTGATAGTACATAGTCCTGAAGATGAGATAGTTAAGTTTGTACCATTACCCTCGATCTTCTCACCATCATCACCAAATGTAATACCAACGTTAGCTGGCATGTTTACATCTCCTGTAGCAGTCAAGTTTATGTCTGCACCTGAATTGACAGTTAGGTCAGTGTCATTAGATTCAATTTTTTCACTTCCATTGGCATCAAACACTAATCCAACGTTTTGTGGAATATGAACGTCTGTTGTTGCTGTTAAATTAAGTTGGTTACTTGAAGCTATTGTTAAATCAGTGCCGTCTCCCTCGATCTTCTCGCCATCGTCACCAAAGGTTAGACCAATATCCGCACCAATGTTGATATCACCGTTTGTGCCAACTGTGATTGTTAGGTCGGTATCGTCTGATTCAATCTTTTCGTGTGTACCAAATAATATTCCTACGTTTGCTGGCACAACTACGTCTGCCGTAGCTGTAAGGTTGATGTTGTTTCCTGAGATTGTTAAGTCTGTTCCATCACCTTCGATTTTTTCTGCATCGTCTCCAAATGTCAATCCGATGTTTGCTGGTATGTTTATATCAGCACCTGCTGTAAGGTTGATGTCTCCTGTACCCTTTGCCGCCAAGGTAAGTCCGATGTTGGTGTCATCACCTGTTGCTGTAAATGATGGTGGATTTCCA